GAGTTGAATTTCTTTACCACTAGGTTTGCGCCTTTGTTCACAGCATTAGTTTTTTGCCATATAGATCCGGTTGCACCAATAGCAGACGCCCCACCCTGGCTCCATGTAGGAACTTGATAGCTAGGAGATGCTTGGTAGAATGGAATGTAATATGTACCTGCTGTGATACCCAAGGTAGTAAGAACTGTGCCTGTACCGGCAGCAATAATAACAGTACCTGTAGGAGCACCAACACTACCGCCACTAGTATAAGTTGCAGTAGCAGTTGAGGCATAACTTACAGATGTTGTTGTACATGCGGTAACTGTGTAGTACCCATTGTAGCCCGACGGGGTAATGTTGCTTACTGAGATTTTGCTACCAACAGCGTAAGGGGCACTACCCTGTGTGGCAAAAGTTACGGTTGCTGTGGTGCCATCACCAGATGCGCCAGTTATTGCAATAGTTGTGCCAGCTGCGGTGTCATCAGCATAGATGCTTAATTGACCACCTACGTTACCGGCATATACACCAACTAATCCAGCAGCAGTGATCGCATTAGCGATACCAGTAACTGTATTATCTGGGCCTGCAGGAACTGTAATAATGGTGCCGTTAATTAAGAATGTATCAGCAGCAGTTATGCTTGATGGGGTATTGCCGCCCTGTATAGTTGCCCAAGAAGATTGCCATTCAGTACTGCCCAGTAATACCCATGTATTGTATAAAGTATTAATTCTAGAATCGTTTGATTGTGTAGATGTTGGGCCACCACGTTTAAAGTAAACAGGATTAGAAGTATACGTTGCTGTTACGGCATAATTTCCAATACTACCGTAGCTCTGTAAAGGTACAGATGAACTAGGATTTAAATACTCAGTGTTAGTGATAACTAATGGAATTTGATTAGTAAATGTGCTGGTAACTTCATTCCATTGGAACAATCCCCAGGCGGTATTTACTGTATCTAACCAATATGCACCACCAACTGGATTGCCTGTTGGTCGTGTTAGGCTAGCACTAAGAGCAGCCAAGTCAATATCAGCACGTAATACGTAACATTGGTTTGTGACACCAAGAGCAGAATAAGCAGCCAATAAGCCGTATTCATTTAGCTCGTATCCATTGATAGGCGTACCATTTGTTGTAGTATAGAAGAATGGAACCCCGTAGTTTGCGGACAGCGCACGTTGGCTAGTTGCCAAGAACAATTGGTTAGCATTAACAGCCAATGTACCAGGAGCAACCCCAGTACCATCTGCAGATAATTTATTTGACGCTGTGGCAATAACCATCAGCGGCACAGAATTTGTTGCGGCAGGTAGGTATTGACTTTGGTCAACTACAGAAACTTTTACACCTGGGGATACTAATGTGCTAGACATAATTTAAATCCTTATAATTAATATACAATATTTAGTTCATAACTGAAAAATACACTGATACCGCTGCCCTACTAGTAGGTTTTGAGGTAAATAACAGTATGAGACCTATATGTAATGTCTGCAATCAGCGGCCCAGAGCCGTGGCATACCACAAGCCTGATGGTAGTGTACAATATCGACGACTTTGTGAGTATTGTATACGGCGAGGCCGTAAATTGAAACCTGCGGTTCCTAAATGGACGCAGGCAGGATATAAAAAGAAGGCGGTGTGTGACAGGTGCGGATTTAGATCAAGGTGGGCCGCACAGTTATTGGTATTTCATGTGGATGGAAATTTAAATAACAGTAAAGTTAGTAATTTAAAAACTATCTGTCAGAACTGTGTAGTGGATGTGGCCAAGTCTGATCTACCCTGGAAACAGGGAGATCTAGAGCCAGATCATTGAGAATTCTTAATTCCCAATACTAACGAATCAACTTGAGCATATAGCTCATCCATTGTGCCGTTATTGTTCAATACATGATTGAATTCGGTGCCAGCCCAGGCTGTTTCACTATCATGTACATTGTAGTTTTTCAATATAGCTTTGTTGCTGGCCCAAGACAAGTTTTTTGTAGGACCAGAATTAACGATTTCAGCAGCATGGAACCATTCTGGATCAGGACCTCGTTTAGTTCTAATAATTAGGCCACCGGAGGATTTAATTGCAGCAAGTTCGTTGGGAAAACGACAATCAGAAATCACCACATTATCTTTAATATTGCGTATTTTATTTTCAATACTGGCAATCCAAATATCATCATGAAAGCCTTTACGCATTACTTCTGTTCCCCAGTACTGTAGAATCCAACGTGGGGTAAGATTGGGCATGTGCAGCCGCGCTGCCCACCAGGTATCCACTTGTTCACGCCATTCTCTAGACGCTTTAGTACGACCTTCCAGTAGTGTGCGATCCCAGCCAAATACTGCGGATACTGCATCTTTAAGTGTGCCGGCAAAACTTTCTCTGCGAAATCCATGCACGTTCACTAGATAATCAGCTACAGTATCTTTGCCAGATCCGATTAAGCCTGAAATTCCAATAATCATTTGTGGTCCTTTAGTATATCCGATGTCATTAAATACCACCCAGGGCGGTAAGATCCTAATTGTGTAAATCCCAAATCAGTATAAAATTTGGGAATTTCTGTAGTAACTATAATTACTCTGTCCCGAATATGTGCAAATTTTACAGCTTTTTCGGTTATACGTTTTCCTAATCCCTGATTACGATACGCAGGGTCAACACATACCCAGGTCAAGTCATAAAAATATTGTAAGTTAGATTCGCTTATAATACCAAATCCCACTAATTTGTCACCATCCTGTGCTATTACATACCATTTAGGTTCTTCAATCAGGTTTATTAGGTATTTTACTTTTTCAACTTCGATATGATGCGCTACATCTTTTGATAAAAATGACGGCATTTCTCCGGCGGGAGTGTAAACGAACGATTGTTTTAGCAATTCACCTACCGCAGTCGGGTCAGGCAAATGATTATATACTTCTATAGTAATCATCGTATTTTTTTAATACCTATCTGTCGAAAAGTTGCTTGCAACATATCTATTTGCCGCTGACAATCTTTTAAAGCGTGGTGTTCCGCAGGTGGTTTTGGGCAGTCAGGCCATAAACTATAGATAGTACGAGCATCGCGAATTTTGTAATATTGCCAAGGAATATGTTTACCGCGGCTTTTAAAAGCATGTTCCAGAATTGTAGCGTCATAAGTTGGACCGTTCATCCAGATAAAATCAGCGTGCCAACATATTTTATGTAGCCCATCAAGGGATTCTTCCAGGGAAACACGATTATCTTCCGCAAATGCTTCGGCCGCGGCTTGTGGTTGAGTGGCCCACCATTCAACAGTGGCATCGTCAATTATTCTATCATCTTGGCTCTCAATGGTAACACGGGAATAGAAATCTTCTTTAAGATATCCCCGGCCAAATGGATCAAAGGCTTGTGCTGCTATGGTTAAAATAGCAGCGGCTGGTGTAGTTGCCAGTCCCTCAATGTCGATCATTATGTGTTTAGCCATACAATAGTATAGCAAGATACTAGATATTAGTCAATATCTTTTTAGCCAATTACCCAGGTCAATGGCTGTGATCCATCTACATAGTCCACCAAATCTTTAAGACATTGAGCAAACATTTCCTTGGCTTCTGCTTTCATAGTAGTACCATTTAGGGTGCCGCCGCCCTGGGGGCCGGCTATAGTACCAAACTTTTCGCGAGCTTCACCAATAATCATCTTGCAATTGGCATGCATCCAGTTTCGTATCCACTGGCGAATTTGATAATCACTCAACAAGTTTACTTCGGGTTTTAGGTTGTAGGTCCATAGTAGGACGTTTTCGCCCACACCCTTGGGATCGCGTATCAATTGCAGCTTTTTCGTTACTGGATTCCACGTATAGTTCATATACGCACCAAACATACGACCAGCTAACTCTACGTACTGACTGTAAAAGTCATAAGTTGCCAAGCCCCCGGCCACGTTAAAGTTCATCAGATACACGTTCATTGAGGCTTGACTGAAAGGGTCGAAATTGCTGGCGTACGGGCCGGTTGAATCACCAAAAGTACGTCTAAAAATCTGACGAACCTGGATGACTTCATCGGGTAAATCATAAATGTTTACGTTGGTAACTAACTCCATGAAGGTGTAGCTTTCTTCGTAAGCATTTTGTGCTCGTTGACGATATGTTCCTATAGCATTACGATAAGCAGACTCAAAATGAGCGGCATCCAACTCTATATCAACAATCTGATCTGCTAGTTGCAGTCGGACATATTCAATTAGATTCTGCTTTAATGTTTCTAGGGTGCTTTCTGATTGCTCGGCCATATGGACTCCATGTCCATATATTTAGCCGATTTACCA